TTTTGTAATGGTGTTATTTTATCATTCAGCGCCTTACCCTGAGCAGCCGTTAGGGCTTTATCTACCGCCGTACCTGTAAGTGTATTATCTAACTGCACCGCGCCTTTTTGTGCTGTTGTGGCATCTTGAATGGTTAGAGTTAAATCTCCATCAAGTTGGCCGCCGCCACTTAATGGGCTTTGCGTGGCTACCTGTCTGGTCAATTGGCAAAAAACATTATTATTCTGCTGGTTGGTGCGAACCTGATTAAGCTCTGTCCCACTCTCGCCTACATTAAGGTTTTGTCTAGCGCCTTGAGCGTCTGATGCCCCTGTCCCGCCACCTGCTAAGCTTATCTGTACAGGGTTAAACAGTGTACCTTCTTTGCGCCTAAGGAACTTACCGTCATGGTCGTAATTAATCGTACCCTCTGGCAAGGCTGTAAAGCCTGCATTGGTTTGACCTAATGTAATTGCATAGGTGTCTTTGTCGTTTAGGTCTGACAGCACATTAGGGTGTGCTGGGTCGCTATTTGTTGGCTTATTCCAATCCATCTAACTGCCTCGCGCTTGCCATGATATTGTTGCGTCTACCCTGTTTCCTGTTGCCCTATCAAACACTAAAACCTTGAAGCGGTCGGGGTTTCCAACATCGTCAAACTGAGTTACCGCAATTTTAGCATCTACTGCTTTTGGTGTCGCCACCACTGCATCCAAGTCGATAAAAGACTTATTAAGAAGAACCTCTGTACCGCCTGAGTCGACAGCGAACACATCCGCCTGCCCTTGGTCGGTTTTCTGCTTAACATCCAAACGGAATCGAACATTATTTATTCTGATTATACCCTTAGACGCTGGTGCATTTATATCCATAGCTACGCGCAAATACCTAAAGTTTGAGCTATTAAGTTCTAACTGGTTAGGTGTGAACGTGTCCCATGTAATGCCATCGCTAGACGTGCTTAGCGTAGTAGTAAGTGTTGCCCCTGTTACTAGGTCGGTCTGGTCAATTGTTACCGTTACCCTGCTGCTAGGGATTAGAGCGCCAAAGTCCACAATCCGTTCAGCGTAAGCGCTTGGCAATGATGGCTCTAGCCAATGCGTGTAGCCGTTTAATTGTTTCTGGCCATACGGGTCACCGCCTAGCGCATCCCATGGCAATGTCGTATCACTCCACAACTGAGTTGTGTCACCCCAGCTTAAAGCGTCGTCATACGCAAGGCCGCTGCGAACCATGTTATCTATAAAGCTTTCTGTCGCATTAACAGGGCCGATTAGGTCAACGCTTGGGCCATCATCCCATCGTAAATTCGTATCATCCCATCGTAATGTCTCATCTGCCCAAGATAGGCCACCACCACCGTCGCCCAGTACGATATTAGTCAGTACGTCCATTTGTCTAAAATCGATGTAATCATCGACACGCAAAACATAATCCGGCGGCGCATCCACATTAGCCAAAGCAGATACAGCGGGGCCGATATTACCAGCCGCGTCACGTGCCTGAACCCAGTATCGATAGATTCCGTTCTCTTGCTCTAAGATAGCTTCAAATGTACCGCTGGACTCTCCAATAGGTTGCGAGTCTTCTAGAAAATCGCCCTTCCTAATTAAGTAAGTTGCAATAGGGTAGACAGAGCTTGCACTGGCCCATTTCAAGAACACATTATTATAGGATGAGTCTGCGTTAAGAGATGCGGGTATAGTTGGACCCTGAATCTCTGGTGTAAATGTAGCGCTTTGCTCTGAGTAGTTGCCGCTAGTGTCTAACGCTCTAACATAGTACGTTGTGCCTGCTAGCCTGCGTTGGTCGGTAAAGTTTAATTGACGACCACTATAAACCGCTCCGCCATCGCCAAAATTATCATCTAGCCTAAGCTCATAGAAAAGAACATCTAAATCAGGCACGGCTTGCCATGAGACATCAACGCCATAGCTTTTCTGTGCTGCTGATATTGACGGCACATTGCTTGGGGGTAAGTCTTTACCTATTACCGTGTAAAGCAATATAGACCAATCAGATTCGCGCCCTGTCTCAGATATTCCGCGCACTCTAAATTCGTGCGGGCCAAGTTCAATATCATTTATATCTATTTGATTGTCGCGCCAATCCGTTGCAATGCTGCGCCATTCTTCGACGTCCTTTCTGACTTGAACCTCAAACACATTAGAGCGTACCCCGCCCGCTAACCATGAAAATGTGGCGCGGGTTTTAATATCCATGATGGCAGTGGTTGAATATAGTGTTTCAGTCACCGATAAATCAGTAGGCGGGTTTAGGTTGCTGTCTGGCAATATAAGAGGTGGTGCTGGCTGAATAACCTGAACATCACCCTCTTGCCAATCCCAAACACTAGGCGCGTCCTCCTGAAGTGACAGCGTAACGCCATCAGACAATGACATAGATGAGCCGCCATCTATCACGCGGAATACTTTTTTATCCCATCCAAGGCGGGCAATCGATAGCGTGAGCCTATCACCACTAATAAGCTCAATAGCCCTAGGCTTTAATGTGACTGTGCACCTAATGCCGTATCTAATTTGCTCAATAGCTAGTTTTGCTAGTCTTCTGGCATTGGTTGAGGTGGTGGAGAACGGGGCTTTTATCTCTGCTACAAGCTCCTCTCCATCCAGTTCAATATACCCGCTTGGTGCTATCGCCTCATACTGTGTTACTTGATAATCTTGAGATGGGTCTAAAAAAGAACCTTTAGCCGTGTTAATTATGTTTGCTTTGCTTGCCCCCGCTTCAAAGGATAATCCTCCCACTAAATCAGACTCATCAAAATCTAAAATAGGGTCTTCATATCTGCCCGCAACATACTGCCATTTACCTTGGTCAAAGTTAATGAATGCGCCGCCTGCTTTCAGTAAAGATAAAAGGTTTTCAAGTGGTGGAGTAGCATAGCTCAAAGTACCATCTACAGTGTAGCGCGGCTCGGTTCCGCTCTCGGCAAGTACTTGCTCATCACATACATTTGCGCCATCAATAAAGGTTTTCAGTAGGCATTCGTCGCGGGTAGATCGGACACCTTCATACTGGGTTAGGTAATCAAGTGTAATTAAAGCATGGTTTCTAAAATAACCAGTGCCACCTGTGCGCGGGTCGTAAATGTCGTTTTTACCTTCAACCACAGCGGACACATTTGGAATGCCTCGGCTAAACGCGTCCCTGTCATAATCAAGCCTTACATAAATATAGGCATGGCCTTTTAATATATGGGAGTCGGTCCACTCGTTAAGGTCCGCAACGGCTTGCGGTAGCGCTGTGTCTCTTGGTGTCTTTACTTTATATACAACGGCGTGACCTGCGAAGTCACCTTGAGCCGCGCCATTTGCTGAGAATGCTATCTCATCATTAAAGTAAATCTCATTAATTGCGTTAAGCGCGTGAGGTGCTAAAACCACAATCATATGCATGTATCGACTGTCTGTACCTGTAGGCTCCCAGTAGACAAGCTGGCCACCTATTCGACACTTGCCATAAACAAACTGCCTAGGCGTGTCGTTGCCGTTACTCATTCGGTCACGGCCTTCGAACTCTTGTTCTGGCGCGCCCGCCTTTATAAGCTCGTAAATCTCCTTGCCTTTGGAGTAAGCGCCAAGGGTAAAGAAGTCAGCGGTATTTTCTAAAAGCCCTTCAATGCCATCCTGAAAATTGCCGTGAAGCACTTCTCCGATATTGTCGGATATGCTGCCACCAAACTTTTCAAACTGATCTTTAAGCTTACCCATTCAGTGACCACGCCATATAAAAATTATCTGTAGACATACGTAAACCGCCAGCGCTATTAAGAGTTAAATATTTATTTCCAGACATAATACCACAAGCGCCATATTGATTCTCACGCCACGCTACAAGATCGCCTGTTTTTGGCGTATCAGTTCTTTTAAAATGATCATCGAAGAACTCGAAAATGTATTTTTTATTGTGTTTAGCCATTAAAGATAACCCAGTACTTTTATTTTTATATCTGTACTGGGTTCTTAGGTCGGTCTTATTATTTTTGTCTACCCATCTAAGGCACATTACAAAGCAGTCGTGATAACCGTACTGATACGGCACGCCATAAAACCGCTTTGCAAAGTTATTCAGGGTTAGCTCTAAACCAAGCCCCTTCTGGCCATTTAGCATCTTTAGTGGCTACCTGTGAAACAAACTCGAACCCCCTGTCTTCTGGGTGCCTAGCTACTTGGTCGCCGTTGTTATAATACTCAATTCTAGGACGGGTCCAGTCAACAAGCCTGTCTTTTACTTTTATTTTTACGCTAGATGTTTTGCCATAGTTAATATCTGCACCATCGGTTAAACCTTGCCACAAAATGCGAGGTGTACCGACATCTACAAAATCAGCATCCATGTACTGAATGTACGTAGTTGCTTTGTGGTTTAGGTAATTTAACTGTGTAGCGGCTTCTAATATCTCGTTACTAATACCAGATAGAACAACCTCGTAATCAGCGGGGCTAAGCTCGCCATCTTGGCTAGGCATAGAAGCAGACCCAAGTGAACCAAGTCCATAATATGTAGACCCGTTAAACTCGATATTGTCCAGCTTAGTGGTGAATCTGAGGTGATACGGATCAGGGAACGCTATGTCTACCAGCAAGGCCACAGAGAAAGACGCGCCACTTGTTAGTAGCGCTTTTACATCAGGGTCAATTACTCTAGGCATTAAGTCACGTCCTCAATGCAATTAATCGAGGCGCCGTGAATGTAATTGGCTTGTATATCCCATGACGCTTGATTGTCATCTGATAGCATAAAGATAGCTTGTGGCTCTGTTGCTTCTATTGGGTCTAAGTCGTTTGTTGCTTTTCGTAATGGTGGCGCAATGGGTATGGCTGCGCCTGCTAGGTAGCTTGCTGGCCAGTCGTTGGCTTTACCAAAGAACGCGGCTTGGCATTTGATCTTGTCGCCTACTGTCGGTAAACCCCCTTGTGAACCATTGTCAAAAACTTCGTAAAACAACGCATAAATATCTAAATCCCCAGAAGCTGAAGCCGTATACTCTATTTGAAACAAAATATATCCATTCGGCAACTCTTCCACTTTCACATCAACAGGTTCACCAGAAGCGGTATAATTTCCTGTAATTGCGCTAATTCTAATAGCCGCAAATGTACTGCTTCCAGTTTGATATGAGACTCTGACACCAATATCACTGCCAGATTCCGGTTTTATCACCATGCACGTGTAGTACTTGCCTCCCACCTCCGCAGTATTATTCCGCCTGTGATTTAAAGGCGCAATACCAGGTCCCAGATACTCAAACTCACCTACAAAACTTTCTCCACTAGGGTTAGGCTCATATACTGATTGATAAGATGTATCAACATCAAATGCCCCAGTCCAACCACTAGGATCAAACGGGCTGGGCATTAAGTTAGTGCCAGTGTATTCAATGTAATCATTACTATCAGTGGCTGCAGTATCCACTACCATTTTTAGCTCACCATTGAATTCGATATAGTCGCCCGCCTCGAATAGATTAGCTTGCCCTGCGTCCCATCCTTTTGTATTGATAACTGAGCCAGTCTGCCCCGCGCCATCAATTACACCCGCGCCTTGCATGGTGCCCAACTGATTTAAATCAGGCGGGGTCATTCTGAAGCGACCTGTCACACCACCAAGCCGAGCTAGAAAGGCTTTGATTTTACGACCTTCTTTTTCTGTGCGATTAGTGAAAGGCATATTGACCGACCACTGATCACCAACCAGCTTACCCGTCTGTACGGCGTTGTTTAAGTCACTGGTAAAGGTCGTTGTATTAGTTTTAAGGCTTAAGCTTGTGCCCGTGTCTGGGTTAACATCTGGAAAATCTAATACACTCACGCTCTCAACCTCGCTGATCGACTCATGCTACCGCCTTTGTTTAATTCTGCTTTAACTGCGTTAGTTGAGGCGCTAACAATGGCAGGAATGAGGCTGGCCACCTCTTGTTTTGTTACGCCTGCTTGAATATTAACCACTGTTGTTACACTTGCGCCGCCACTCTCTAATGCGTGATTAGGGGTAATGCTCCCGCCTTGTGAGCCAAGCTGTAAAACCTCTGGTCCGTTCTCACCCACTAAATAGCGCCCGTTGCTTTCTACTTGGCCACCCATGGCACGTGCGCCTTGATACTCTTGACCTTGTATCATGGCTATCTGTGCCGCACCCATTGCGCCCACCGCCGTAGCCAGCGCCACGCCCACCGGTGTTGGAGTAACCGCTAGCGCATTAGTCATTGCTAGCGCCGTACTCACTGCCGCCTGAGCGCTGGCAAAGTTCTTGTACTCTTGGAACTGCTCTTCGCCGCCTTGTCTCGCTATCTCAGCCATTTGACCAAATAGGCCACCCATAATACCAAGAGCTGCTGTCTGATTTGCAGTCATAACCTGCATCTTTGACCTTTCCGCCGCCTTGGTTCTAGCAATGTCGCCAGCGGTATAGTCTTCATCGATTCGCTTTTTGGCTTCTTTGTAAGCTTGGAAGTCAATTATGTTTCCTGAGTAAGCGTTGGCCAATATGCTTTTCTGCTCTGCCATTTCTCGCTTTGCGCGCTCGGCTGGCGTTTCTAATCCCTGAATAACTGCAAGAGCATCGGATTCGGCTTTATTTCTTGCGTCATTGGCCGCGGTTACGGCACTGGCTGCATCCCGCTCTGCCTGAGCTGTGCCATTTAGAATATCTTTCCGGTCTTTCAGGGTTTTATTGTTAGATTCTATATCTGCCTTACTATTGGCAATTATCTTTCTAAGTCTTTCTTCCTCTTCTGAGAACTCAAGAACATCAACACGGCCTCTACTGTATTGATCCATTAGCCTACCAAGCTTAAATACAGCGGTATCAAGTTCACCTTGAAGCTTTCTGTTTTCTACTGCTATATTCTTGGTTTCGTCAGCAATCTTTAAGCGTATAAGCTCGCGCTGAGCCATTCCAAGCTCTTCATACTTACCTGCTAGTTCGTCTATTTCTTCTGAAAGGTTGCTAGATGCGTTCTCAGCATCACGGGACGCGCTCACAAAGTAGCTACCAAGAGCACCAGCCGCCGCACCTATAAGAATACCAAGGGCACCAAAGCCAAGCATTAAATCGGGAAGCTGTATGGCAAGCGCTTGTAAATAATTGCCTGTTGCTGAGCCTTGCTGTGCAACCTGTGACAATTGCATCGATACCATTCGCGCTTGATGGCCAAATCCTTGCATCTTGGGTGTGGCATCTACAGCGGCGCTTGATGTGGCTTTTATGGAAGGAGTTACAGACTTAAACCCAGCGTTCATTCCCGCTGTGTTTCGGATGATTGATTTTTCTGTGCTATCACCAACCTTCTTAAAATTCTTGAGGGCTGTTTCACCCTTCTTTAATCCGGTTGTATCGGCTTGTATGGCAACCTTGGCAATGTCTGTCATTTGCTTCTTTTCCTTCGCCTTGCTGCTAGTGCATGATGATCTGTTTTGCCCATGTACGGTGCCATGTGGCTAGGATTTACAGCTTTAGAGTGTTCAACCAGATAGATATTCGATAAATCAATTAAGGCTTTGCAATCTGCTGTGCTTATCGTTGTTTGCGTAGCCTGTTTCCAAGCGTTTAAGTCTTGCCAGTTTATTGGCCTTAAACCTGTTTCACTGGCCACTACAAAACCAAGTTCGTTTAGATAACCAATCAGGTGAATCAATGCGCCCTTGTCTGGTTGGCCACCTGACCAACCACTACGGCGCGGATGGCCATCTTTCGGTTTAGCATCAAGGAAAGCCTGCATTCGAACCCAAAGCGCTAAGCGCTCTAGATTCGTTACATAAAATTTTCTCGATTACCTACAAACCTTGTCACCTGCTCGTGCAACCACTTAAAGCGCTGATCAGAATACACTAGGCGTACATTTTCAGGCGTACACTCTAGTGCTTTCCCTTCTAGCTCAATATCAGTCCACGCTACAGTGCAGGCTGTATAAACAACAATATCAAGCTCAGCATAATCAATGTCAGAGCCGTTAACTTGCGCCTCTGTCAAAGCCTTCACCTGATCAGTGTACTGTTTACGGTAGACATCGGAATCTTTACCGCACAATTCAATAGAGCAACCTAGGTCTTCACTTGTAACAGGGTGCTTTAAGTTAAGAACTGCGGTTTCAGATACAGCTAAGCTAGATAAATCCATTATACAGGGTCAACCGTAATCACTTGGTTGTTAAGGGCAACGTTACAAGCACCCATGCGAACACTTGATGCGCTGCCTACATTGGATGTGAATGAGGTAGAAATACCTGTAAAGTACTCAATACCACCGTCGATATATTCAACCTTGAAGCTATGCGCCTTGCCTTTGTTTACGCCGTCAAATCCAGCTTTCAAGACATCTTGGCCAGCATCGGCAAAAAGCTTGCCCATTTGAACCGCAATAGTGCCGTAATCAATGGAGCCGATTAGCTTATTTACCACGCCTGTTTTGATTGGCGTGTGGGTTAGCACCTCACCTTCGCCGCCAAACTCGCCAATGTCGGAAACCTCACCAACTTCCGCATAAGTTAGAGCTGCAAATCCAGTCGGGTCATAAGTGGCAGGCTCACCAAGAACCACGCTAAAAACCGTTCCTAAGCTTGTTGTAACAGCCATGATTTTTTCCTTTTTTGTTTGTTTTTATTCGCTGTACATAACTGTAAGCGGTAAAATAATTCTATCTTCAAGCGGTATTATATCAGTATTGTAAGGGGTTTTACTAACCCTCACATTGCCACTAATAACTAGGTTTTTAGGGAATAATGCGCCTACTTGCTCTGATATATTGTGCAGTGGTATTAATCCTGTATCAGGACGACCGCATACATTAACCTGAGCAAGCCCCTGCATTAACACAGTACCGCTTTTCAAGCCCTGATCAATTCCACTATTAGGCATAAATGAAACTTCAAGCCAATGGCCTGAGTCGGGCGGTGTGAATGATTTTGTGGGATATGCGATAGGATAGCCCAAAGCGGCTGAATCAATAATACTGAAAAACGCCTGAGCTATATCTGAATTAGTTGTCATCGGCTAAACCTTGCTGTTGCTGATACTTGGTGAACTATTCGAGGCCAATCCTGCACAGCTCGCCTTACAAAACCATCTTTGTTTTCGCGGTGGATCGCATAGTTAGCCGTCCAGCCAAAGTATATTATCTCACCTATTTTAAGGCTATTTATAACGGCAGCTTGCGAACTTGCATCCCATTGCCCTGCTTCATCTTTCTTTGTGAACGGGTTAACACTATTCCCAATAGGCAAAGTGTCGATGGATGCAGTGCCACTATTGCGTAAAAAACCAGTATCAACCCGCATATTGCCGCCCTTGGTCACTGGCTCTTGGGCTTCATTGATTAGGCGCTGGAATGATTCTTTTGCGACCGCTTCCATTCTGGCCTCTGTTTTTAGCACCCATTTATTTAGGTCTAGAGTTAAGCTCATTATTCAGCCTTTGTGCTCTGGGTCATGCTTTATATCCCATCTTTTGTTTTTGTATATCTTCCACGCATGCCCTTTACTAATCCCATATTTGAGAGAAATATCACTGAGACTCATGATCAAGGCATCACTCCTGATGGCCCTAACAATATCCCAAGTTAACCTAGAAAAGTTACAATCTTCACCCCTTCTTCTTGTTCCGTGAATATCTTTATCTTTCTCGTTGTCAGCGCGAGTCTTCCACGATAAGTGTTTTGGGTTCATACACCCTCTTACCCCATTGCCACAAGAATGCGCTGCATCCATACCTTCATCTGGCGGCAAGCCATGCACTTTCTCGCACATAACCCTACTAGCGACAGTATACTTACCGTTAAACCATATGTTCCCATAGCCTGTCTTATTTCTAGCAAATGGCCACACTATACAGTCATCCTCATGGTATCCTATATGGTCATTTATCCACCTTAACGTCTTTCCAGTCAAAGGAGACGGAAGAGTGAATTCGATTTCTCCCCTATGGAACATTCTATAGTGAGATGCGCAAAGCCCTCTAGCATGGTGCTTATTTTTGCAGTCACTGTACATGCAAATCTTCATAATCAAGCCTTATTATGAAAGCCATTTAATAATGGCAATACACTGGCTTATTGTGTACTTTCGGGAGCTACCCTAGCCATAACTAATTGTACACTACCTAAAACCTTCAATCCTTTTTAGTTTTCCAATGAAATTTATAGTGGTGTTTTTACGGCATCGGCACTGTATTAATTCACTAGCAGGCGCACCCAGTGAATCATCGCGTGGAAACATTGCTTGCCCTCCAAATGGGAAGTCAAACGGATCTCCGTGCTTTCGCCTTTGACCCTCCATTAGCAAATGACTATCCCTCGTGCGCCCATCCGGACCTGACGAATCCCACTCAGAATCAACATCCTGCCTGTCTACTTCACCCTTTTCCACTGCTTGGTTGACAGACTCGTCATGCCCAGCACTCAGTGCTTTAATAGATTCTGTTCTGGCTATCACATC